TGACCATGTTCATTGATCCTGTATTGCTTTTGCAATAAACCTAGTTCTACAAGTTCTGCAACAGTCTTGATAACTTTGTCTCTGGACATCTTTGCATCATTAGAAATGGTCTGATAACTAGGCCAAATATTTGGGTAATACGATTGCAAAACCCATAAAACTGATAACTGAAATGGTGTTACTTTACCTTTTAATGCTGTCGGCAAAGCTATGAATGGGGTATTCTCTGGAATAAAGCTCATTTTCTATGGAATATATTATTTCTATAAAAGGGATGGAATCTGCCCCACAGGGAAGCAAGAAACACGTTGGAAATGGAATAATGATTGAGACAAGTAAGCGTCTAAAGTCATGGCGAAAACAGGTGGAAATAAGGGCAAAGTTAATAGTGGACGATATAATCGAAGAACCAGTTGAGGTTGAGGTGGTGTTTTGGTTCAAACGTCCGCAAAGACATTATTTACCTAATAAAATGCTACGTCAACAGGCTCCTCAATATATCACCAACAAAAATAAAGGAGATCTTGACAAGCATTGCAGAGCATTACTGGATAGTCTAACCAAGTCCGCATTTGCTGACGACTCTCAGGTTGTAAGTTTACACGCTGTCAAAAAGTATTGCGAAACAGAATCTGAAACTGGTGCAAACATAAAAATAAGAACAATCAATGAAAAGGATTTCATGGGTAGCTTGTCCTAAATGCCAAGAATACACAGACCAAAAAGTAAGAAGATCAGATCGCAACTCAAAACACGTTATTGTAAGACGTAGAGAATGTTATGAGTGTGGTCATATCTGGCACACTATCCAATATCCAGAAATGATTGTTAAAGATATAAAAGCAAAATATACTCTCTGCGAATAGGCAAAAAAAAGACCCTGCTAAGGGTCTATATTATTTATTTAATTAGTGTTGGATTGGTTGGTCAGTTGCTAATAAGTAGCCTTTAGCATCAACTGCTGGCGGTGTATTTCTTAAATTCAATTCTTGAATAATAAATTTTCTTACTGCGCTAGTAGTAGTTCTAGTAGCAAGAATAGCTTTCAGTGTTTCTGTAGGTTTTGCTAGTAATTGATCTCTTAAATCTTGATCTAGCGAATAACTAAACTGTTTCATTTGCTGAAGTTGTATCTATAAATAAATATATACGATATTTATAAAACTGTCAAGTATTTAATATTTAGTAATAAGTAGTCGGGTGATGGATAGGCACTTCGCTTGCCCCCCTGCCTTTCCTAAATCTCACAATAGGTGTTGTATGGCTTTCAGATCCGCTTTGCTAGGATCATCAGGCTACCCGACTTATAATTCATTTAAAGCGTGTTCAAGAGAATAAACAACTCTAGAAATAATACCAGCATCAAGATGCTCCCTAGAAACACCTGTTCCAGACGTTGATGGATTCTTTTTTAAAAACTGTCTAAGCCTAACGGCATCTTCAGCTTTTATGTTGAGAAAGATGTTCATGTATCGTTTAAGGTAGCGAAGCATGGGCAATCTCTTACATTTAGATATTAACCTTTAATTTAAAAGATCATCACATTCTGGAATATTTGCAGTGTATATAATATCCTCACAATTTTTAATCTCAAGGTGTAGCAATGCAATCTTTTCTATTGCTGCATAGACCTCTGGCTTTGTTCTAGGTTTACAAAGATACTCAATAAACCTTTCTGACTCTTGCTCAAGAAAAGCCTTTTTAAATTGATACTGAAGTGTCATAGCTTAATTGTACAGAAAAATAAAAACCCCACCAGTTGAGGTGGGGCTGATAGTTTTAGTTTTTTACTTTGTAGTTGCCTCCTTGAGCAACCCATGTACAAAACTCTTCTGTGAATGAATAAAGAAACTCTCCTTTGTCAAAAACATTCATATCCGCATAAGCCATTTCAACCTCAACAATACCTTTTTGTAATAGGCTGCTAAGTAAACCTTCGGCTTGTTTCATAGGAATACCAGCTTCTAAAAGGTCGTTGAAATCAAAATATACATAAGCTGGATCAATACCAACCCACTCATGCCATTGATTTTGGTCTATAGATGCAACTGTGAGAAACTGTTGCTCTTTTTCTGTCATGTAATAGTTTGCCATTTGAATCCTTTGCGAAGTTTGAATAATCAGCCGATCTCTCGACCTCATGTACTTAATATATATATAATAAATATATATGTCAAGCTTTTACCTCTAATTACCTTTATATGTT